AGCAGCCAATGGGTATCCTCCGCAGAATTGCGTCGCCGAATCGCAAGGGTATGCAACCTCTGGCGTCATCCAGGCATTTATACGGTCCATTAGCTTGGTGCCAGTGACGGAGTTTTTGTTTATCTCAATATCAGGGTACGTCATTTCAAAGTAGCCGTTCAAAGTAACGTTGTCATGTGGATCGATCGTGAGCGTAGAGTCGTCGGTAAAAGTTATTGTGTACGTATAACTGGTTCCGCCGGAAAAAAACGTCACTGTACCCTTGCTCTTTGGGTTAATATTCAAGAACGATTCATCATCGTACTCCATGTAGAACGAATCTCCATCGCTCATCGACCTTGCTATGGTGTCAAGGAAATCAGTTCGGGTTGGAGCGTTATCTGTCCATTTTTTGATAAGCCCAGAACCGGAGGCGTACCGCACGTACACGTCAAGATCGCCATCAAATGCTGATGGTACCGGTATATTGATTGCACCGTCATTGATGGTAGCGTCAACAGATTGTCCAAGCCAGTTAGTAGTGCCTATGACCGCACTTCTCGCTACCGTAGATTTGTTTTTTATAACGCTCTCTACATATTTCCCGTTCAATATCCCTGATGCTTCGTACGATTCGTCTGATGCCAGCGCGTTCAGGTACGAAACCAGTGTGCTGGAAGGGAATGGGTCAGTGTTCGACAGTTCTTCTGCGATCAGTTCCGGTGAGTACGCGATATTCCCCTCGAAGCCAACTAGGCCGTACTCCAGAGAGAGAGTAAGTGTAGTGGTATCATAATCAATTATCTTTATTTTGAAAACCGGGTAATCCCTGTGCACAAACACAATTTCGTTTATGTTCTGCGCGTACTTTACATCAAAAATGTCAACCTCGGCATACGCCGCGACGGTACCGCCAAGTATGGTTATAGGTATCCCGTCCGCCACAATGTATCCATGCACAGTCCCTGACGAGACGTTGAAGAGTGTTATTGCCCCGTCGGTCATAACCACAAGCAGGTCAAGGTCGTCATTCACGCTCCAGGGTATAAGCCGCGTCTTATCCGACGCACTTGGGGTGTCGGCTATGTACCTTAGCCCGCCTCTCCGGTATGCACCGCCAAGACGCCCAGGAATGAAGTTGGTAAGCTCGAAGGCTCCCTTGGCATAGATGGGCGAATCGACCCTGCCGGCGAGGAGCTTGGAGATTTCCCCCGCGGAGAAATCATTCATCACCGGTCGGATCATTGCCATTCGTTATCTCCTAGTCTGTATTTCGCCGGTCTGCTGCCTGTCGCTCCACAAGGGCTCAGACTGGTCAACCTGCCGCTCCTGGCTCGATGCGCCCTGCGCGATCTGCATGATGGCTGCGAACTCCTGCTGGAGCATCTGCACAAGCGCTGCGTTCTGGGTGAGAGGCACACATATCTTGGATGCTATCCTGATTGCCAGGGCATCAAGGAACATGGAGTCGAACTTCGCAGGATCGATCACCTGCTCGACGTACTTGATCTCCAGTTCGTACGGCTCGGCAACAACTCCGCCTTCGGGAGAGTACATATTGCACAGGATCCTGCGTGATTCCCCTCCGCCGATCACCTCGAACAGGTTGTTGTCGTTATGGGCGATCTCGATGAGCTTCAAGACCGGTATGTAACATGACAGGTTCGATGCCGCGCCGAGTGTCGGGCGGTCAAGCGTGATAGTCTCGGCTCCTACCGTGTCGACGATCGACACGATCCTGGAGCCGGCCTGCACATTGGTGCCTTTTACCACCCGTCCTACAAGCGAAGAGTCCACCGTGAGCCCGGTGATTGCGGTGATGGTCGCCGTGCTGGTAGCAGTCCCCGTAAACGCAACGTGGTCCTCCGCCTTGAACGCATACGAGTACTCGTCCATGGGGTAGGGGAAGTCCTCGTCTTGCGGGATGTACGCCGTCTTCATGGCGAAGTTGAACGGATACGTCCGGAGAAGTTCGTCCCTCGTCTGGGAATACACCCCGCGGCAGGCCCGCGACTGCTTGGTGTCTTCCAGCGTATCCTTGATGACATCGGCGGAAAGGCGCGACAATGCCTTGTTGCATATCTCCGCTTCCGCTATTCCGTATATTACGTCGAACGCTATGGGCGTGACTGCTGCCATGACATTGCCTCCGTTGGGTTGTGTGCAATTTCGATAATAACACTATGATCTACATAGCGCAAGTGCATGAAAAAGCCCTCCCTGTTACGGGAGGGCCTTATGTTCAGGTTTCTGCCATCTAGCTCGTGTAGATGCCAGCCTCGAAGGTCGTGGATCCGGTCATGCCGGAAGCTCCGACCATGTTGAGCTTCATGAACTGCTTCATCCCGAGCGGGAGACGCAGGGCCGCTATCTCGGTGTTGGCTACGATAGCCGCCCGGAGAACGGTAGCTTCGACTGCCACCGTATAGGTGCCACCAACCGTGTCGCAGGTTATCACCTGGATGGCGTAGCTCGCGCCAGCTCCGCAAGTCGTAACCTTGGTGCGGACCCTTGCTACAAGCTCACCGCCGCCGTCAGCGTAGCCGGCAGCCTTGAGGTCGATGGGCTCAGAGAGGAAGGCGACGGTCGTTCCCGCCACCAGGTCCTCGGAGAGGGTGCTGGGAGTGAAGAACCTCCACTTTGCGTCCTGTATCATGTCATCCCTCCTTAGGATATCTGCGATTCGGTCGCAGTCAGAGTGTCTACCCTGATGATGGGGATACCCATGAAGCTCAGCATCGGCCTGCCCCACAAGGTTTCCATGGTGAAGAAGAGGTTCGACTTGTCGTTGATCCTCTTCCGGAACTGCGCCATCATCTTGGGGCCGCAGTAGAAGGCGCAGTTGTCGATGCTGCCATCGGGAAGCGTCTCGATCAGGTCGATCAGGTTCCGCTCGCCCTTCTGGACGGTGGTGCCGTCTTCAAAGAAGCTGTGGTTGCCCGATGCGGCGATGTTGCAAAGTCGTTTAACAGACCTTACATCCGCCACTCCGATGCCGAACTCCCAGCTCCAGTGGGTGCGGAGGACTTTGAACGGATAACTGTTTGCGTCATACGCAGTCTCGCGGCCCCAGTCCTCTTCCTTGATTCCGCCGGTCGAACCGTTCGGGTAGAAACCGAAGAAGCCTTCCGGACCGTGCTTGATAAGCCACACCGAAGAATGGGTCGTGCCGGTCGTCGCTCCGTTGGTTACGACAGAATCGGTGGCAAGAGCGCCGTACCTCTTTTTGAGGCCGTTGATCGTCTTGGTGTCGGTACCCATATCACCATCGAAGATGATGCTATGGTACTGCTTTATCATGCCACGGAAGTGCATGGCTTCCCGCTCACGGCGATAGCGCACGGGGTCCGGGGCTTTGACCAGGATCCGTTCGTCGATCTGGGCATTGGCTTCCAGGCGGGCCATCTGCTCACGGACCGGCACAACGTTCGCAGCCGAGAACGGAGCGCCTTCGTTCAGGCGAACGAGAGTGCCGGACGGCTCGCTGGAGGTGCGGAGGAACTCGTGGCTGGTCACGTCGTTCGCTTCCGTCCAATACATTTCCTCCAGGAAAGGATACTTCCCGGAGAGTACGTCTACCGCAGACATGTGCTTTCCGTTCGGCGCACGGGTGCGTAGAACGTCGGGCAGGGTATATGCGGTTGCTATGTCAAATGCCATAGTAGAACCTTCCTGTCAAGAACACCTAGATGTTCTTCAAATACGCCATCGACTTCACGTACGGATCCTCGTCGCCAGAGCCAGAAGGTGTCCCCTTTATCAAGGAGGCTTCCTTTATCTGCGTTCCAAGGTCTGACATCACGCGGATGAACTCAGGACTGTTAGAAAGCCCTGATTTCGCCAGCTCCTTGCGGAGGCCTTCCGAGAACAACGCCTCGTAGCCCCTCCGCGCATAGCCCATGCGCGACTCATACTGAGCGCCAAACTCCTCGCGGAGTGCCCGGTCTGCCTTCGCTGCTGCTTCCGTATACGTTTTTGCGGAGAGTTTTTCTTTCTCCGACTCGTACACGGCAATGGCATCCGACTGCGCCTTGAGCTGCTCCCTCGTCATGCCGGTGGTAAACGCGGTCTGGCGAAGTCGCTTGGCAAGCTCTGTATCCGATACAGTGACATCGTAATCATCGGGTACGCTTGGCCGCCCGATCCTGGTGTAATATCTGGCCCGTTCCTCGTCGGTCGCATCCTTGCCGGGGACCTCGATTGACCTTCCCAGTTTTCCCTCCAGCTCGATGTAGCTCTTGGCCAGGTTCTCGATGTGGGTTCCATCGGCAAACTTGGCAAGACTCTTCGACGCACGGAGAGGCTCGGGTAGAGCCTTCATCCATTCCCTTGCAATCGCCTCTTCCTTCTTCGGTTCCTGCTTCTGGCTTTCGCCAGCAGCCTTGTTGCCAAGAAGGTCGGCATGACCAGCGCCGTCACCAGGATTACCCTGCCCAGGGTCCTGTGTTCCGTCTAAAACGCCCATTCAATACTCCTTATCACCAAACTACAGGGTTGTCAATACTCATCCCTGTCAATGAACCATACCAATCATACGCTCCACCGGATCGTTCCCGTCCGTCTCGTCGAGGATCCCGGTGAGCACCATCACCGACAATCCATAGTTGCGGAGCGTTGCCATCCCGACATCTCCAGGCGGCAGCGTCTCGAATACGTGGCACTCCTCTATGATTTCTTTCAATACCTTCCTGCCATCAGGGGTGGAAAAGGTATTCACCCATGCGGCACGGCGCTTCTTGTATTCAAGCGAACGCCTGTCCATTTCAAGTTCATGTTCCCTCATATCCATCTTTAGCCTCCCATCATCGCCGCTGTCGGGCTTCCAGGCTCCGCGGCCTTCCCACCACCAGCCGCCTGGAGCCTCTGGTTCTCCGCTTCCGCCTGCGCCATTGCAGCCCTCTGCTGTGCCGCCTGCGCCTGCGCCTGTGCCACTACCTGCTTGTCAACGAGCCCTGCATGCGGGTAGCCGTTGGCAATCAGTATGTCGCGGAACGCCTTGTTCAGGTCTGCGTTCATCATCACGTCCGGGGCGAACTGCGCGAGCTGGCTGCCCTGCGCGAGCCCGTTCATGTAGCCGTTGACGCGAACGTACTTCCTCTGCGCCTGTGCCAGCGGGCCGACAAACTGCACCGAAAACGGGATGGACAGGTCAAGGCCCTGAGGCGGCTGCGGCATGCGTCCGGCGTTCTTCTCGATGAGCAGCACGAGCCTGACGAGGGGTTCGAGGAACTCGCTCTGGATCCGCCCCACCACCGAACCAAGGACTGCCGCTGATTCTGCCTTGATCTCCATGATCTCTGTTGCCGTGCGGTCGCGGGCTCCCTGCTGGATTGCGCTGATCGACTGGAAGTAATCCGTCTTGAAGTGTTCGCGCACGATCTGTGCCCGCCACTGGATCGCTTCCGGGGCTGCCTGCAATGCCATGGTTGTCAGGATCGGCTCTGGCTTGGCACCCTGCGGTCCGTAGGTCCAGCCGCCAGGAAGGATCTTGGCGTTGCCGCGCAGCGACTCGACTCCGTACATCGGGGGCCTGGCCGCGAGCTGGTACGAATCGAGCATCGTCTTGGCCATAAGGTTCAGCGTCTTCACATCGTAGATAGCGTCCATGCATGGGCATGTGCCATAGACCTGGCCTGATGCCCGCCTCATGCGCCATGCCTCGAAATGCTTGAAGTCCATCCCGCCTTCCTCGATCAAAACGGACTTCGATCCTGTGGTCGATCCGGTCCCCTTGCCAGTGCCGACGAGGATATAGATGGAAGCATACGGCTTCTTGGTCGCTATGATCCCATCGGAACCACGGGGGAATATGGCATGCAGGATCTTGGCTTTCTCTTCCGGCTTCTTCTTCGCCGTTTCGCGGAACTTCTCGTCCAGCTTCCCGCCGAATGTTTCCACCGCCTGCCGGTATGTCATCTCGAACAACCGGTACAGCGAGTCCACTTCCTGGTCCTTGTTCTCTGATACATATATCTCGCGTGGATGCAGAGAGGTGAATACTGGGCGTTCCAGATTCTCTGCCTCGTCAACGTACATCACCGAGGTGCCTATGGCGCATCCGGTGGATATTGCCTCGCTTGCCGCATCGTAGAAGTTCGAGCGGTTGAGCACGTCGTACAGGTACTTCTCGATCTCTTGCAGGTATTCCATGAGGATCTTGTTATCCTCGTCCTGGGAGCGCTGCGGCAATACCTTGAGCCAGTCGATCGTCGGGGACACGAGCCAGCCAAATATGCCATCCTGCAACTTCGACAGGCACGAAATCGCCGTTCCGTCGTAGATCATGTCTCCAGCTGTTATGTCCGAATCGGTCGTGAAATCCCACCCTGAAAACTTCGGGTAGATGTAATCGGTGATCTCTTTCCAGACAGGCTCCATGAGGAGCCGTTCCTTTTTCAGTTCATCGAATACTTCCATCACATGCTTCACGAGGTCAATATCGTGCTGCGACTGCTCGGTTTCTCCGTATATTCCCATGGCGATACCCCTTTCTAGGCGTACTTCCTCTGTTTCAGGTAGTCAAATGTCTTGAAATCATAATGCTCATTCGCATCCTCGTCCATACCTTCTTCCAGACTCACGGTGTTCCTTGGAAAGAAGGTCGCCATGTCATCATCCCTGATGCGAGCCATGCAGTCCAGCATGTCGTCATGGGTCATGTACGGGAACTGTAGGTACTCCTCATTAAGGAAGCTCTGCACGAGGTCCCAGCTCTTGCCCTGGTAATCAGTGCGTATGAGCCGCTCCGGAAGGTAGAACCGCTTCTCCTCGAATAACGGCTGGAGTCGCCTGATCCTGTCGTTCTTCGGCATCGAGCCTTTCAGCTCGGTGATGTCGAACCGGTAGTTCTCCCGGTCCTGCCGTTCCTTTATGTATGCGATGTCAGACTGCATGCCGTACTTCTCGTATCCTACACCGATAGGCCGGTATTGTGCGTGAAGCGCTATGAGCCGCTGCGCCTTCTCCTGGAGCGAGAGCTTGTCGCGTATCATGTCCACGAGGTAATAGTTCTGGTCGGAGCCGAGTGCGATCACCGCCATCACCGTATAGTCTGAACTCTTCTTCTTCTCGCCGGACGGATCGACCAGGATGTAGCGGTTCATCCGCGACCAGTCCAGCCTGGAGTACGTGCGTATCCAGTCCGGGTTAAATGTCTGCTCGCCCTCCATCACCGGGTTGTTGAAGAGCTGGCAGCTTGCAACGTATGTGCCTTGGTCCTTGACCTTTTCCTTCAGCTCGTCACGGGTCAATACCCACGGCTCCCCCTCGAATGACCCGTCTTTCGTGGCAGCGTATATACGGAGCTTCACCGTACCGCGCTTTATGAGGATCGAGTATGTGTCAGCCATGTGGTACCTTGTTCCAGCGAACCATTGGCGTCCTCCCTGGATCGGCCCAAGATTGAACGACAACGAGACAGCTTCGGTTGTTTTGGCAATCATTTCCGGCGATGTGACAGATTCTTTGGTTACAATGTCGTCATAGACCCGTAGCTGGTAATGCTTCGAGGTTGGCTGCCCGTCCACAAGGCCCCATGCCTCTATCGTCTGCTCCTTTGGCATGCCTTTCCGCTTGACTACAATTCCGTCGTCTTCCGACCACTTCGGCGCTTCTTTGGAAGGATCGCTCCACAGGATCTCCTGGAACAATTCCTTGAGCTTTTCATTCTGCTCGAACTGGAGCTTGATTGAGCGCAGGAACGCCTTGGCTATAGGCCTGTTGAAACTGAATATTCCTATCGTGATTTCAGGGTCGCGCAGGATTTCCTGTATGACGCCGGCGAGGGTGATGATCGTTGAGTTGTGGGTAGGAACCAGTTTACGGCCCGCCAGATACATCCCC